ATAGCCACGGTCTGGTTCTGGCGGCGAAGCTTGAAGCCCGGCATCAGTAGACTCCAAAGCGGATAACGGTCCCGACGGGCATGCCACTCCAGATGATGGAGCGGCCTTCCAGCCGGACCTGGTTGCCGGTGCTCTGGACACCCTGCTGGTTCTCACTGGGCGTGAAGAAATAGAAGGGGGTCCCGGAGATGGAGTCGGGGATGTCGATCCGCCCGCTGGTGGTGCCGCCGTTCACCATATGTGACCCGACCAGCCGGACGATGCTCTCGTTCAGCTGGAAGATCACACGGTTCTGGGCGTCTCTGTTGATGAACCCGGGCATCAGTTCAGGCTCATCTCGACGAGCACGACGCCATCGGCGACCAGGAAAATTCCGTCTTGGCGCATGATCATGTACCTACCCTGGGTCGTCTTGTTCTGGATCAGGATTTCACCCGACTTGAAGTCGGTGATCAGTAGCGGTGAGCCGTAGTTGGTCCCGGTCGAGGAATAGAGCGTTTCGCCGATGATCCCCTCGCGGATATAGGCCTTGTTGATGAAGGCGGTATCAATGAAGGTCTGGCCGTTCACGACGGAGAAGAACGCTTTGCCCTTCCCGTCGATGCCAGGCCCGAGCACCATGAACCGATCCGACGCGACCGCTACGGTGGACTGAAGGCCGACGTTGCCACCACCAGGCTCGATGCCTACCCCGATACCGGCGAAGTAGTACAGCCCGTCCTGGGTGACGCCCAGCTTCACCGCCCAGTTGGCGTTGATCTTCCCATCCGTGTTGGCCTGGGCCTGGCTGATCTGCTGCACCGAAGCATTGGTATTGCCCACGGACGTCTGCAGCGTGCTGATCGACGAAGCCTGGGAGGTCAGCGTGGCCCCCTGCTGGGTCACCTGGGCCTGGGTATCGGTCAGCGCAGTGGCCGAGGCCGCCGCAGACCGGCGCCCGATAGCGATGTAGGCGATGTCCACCACCGCGGACGTGTCCTGAGAGTTCAGGAAGTCGAACCGGATGCTGGAATTGCTCATCTTGGTCGACCAGGCCGTATTGCTGGACAGGTCGATCTCGATGTCCTGCCAGTCTGTGGTGTTCAGGTTGATAGCGAACGTCGCCGTCCGGGCCTCCCCCAGGCCGCCGTCCTCATTGACCCAGTAGATGCGGCCAGGATTGCGGGTGCTGTTGCGCCGGCGGATCCTCATCTTGATCAGGTAGTTCTGCGCACCGTTGGTGTTGGCGAACGTCGGCAGCCGTAAGTTGGCATAGCCCGTCAGGGTCGCGTTCTGCTGGTAGGCAGTCAGCGCTGCCCCGCTGGCGGCCTGCTCCAGATAGGCGCCACGCAACGTGTTCAGAAACTCGAAGTTGACGCCTGCCGCGAACATGCCGGTGCCGGCGATCTGCGCCTGCAGGTTCGTCAGCTGGGTGGCCTGGCTGGTGATGTTGCCCTCTGCCGAAGTCACCCGGGTCCCCAGGTTGGTGGTTGCCGTCGCTGCAGCGTCCGCCGTGGCCTGGGCCTGCTTGGCCGCCGTGATGTTCTCGCAGTGCCAGTCGGTCACGTACCAGGTGGCCGTCTCGCCATTCGATCCGGTCTCGATCTGCAGGAACGGGCGCATGTAGTTCACACCCGTGGCCACGGTGTAATCCCAGGTGACGCGGGTCCAGGCTTGGGTCGGCTGGGTTGGCGGCGAGTTGGCAAAAGCCTGCTGGCCAGTCAGGGCGGCCGTGCCTTTGAACAGGTAATGCTGGAACGGACGGGTGCCGCTGTTCGCCTCGCACGCGACTAGCGCGCTGACGCGATAAACGTCCCCTGCTTTAACTGGGAAGTTCGGCATCAGCTCGATAGGAACGATGTTGTCCCGGCTGCGGATGCGCGCGGCGAATGGGAAAGGACAGCCCGCCGGAACGCCTGCATCAGTGGTCTTCGCGATGTAGAAGCCCAGGGTGTTGAAGGCCGGATCGAACGTGGGGTTCGGGACGATGTTGAACGCCTGTTGCACCGCGCCCTTGATGCTGGTGCTCAGGCTGGTGATCTGGCCCGCCTGGCTGGTGATGCTGCTCCCCTGATTGGTCACGGTGGTGGTCAGGCCGGATAGGGCCGTGGCGGTCGCATCCTGCTGCGCCGAGAGGACCTTGGCATTGTTGCTCCAGCCGGTGGCCGAATTACCGACCTCAAGCTGTGCCCTGGTGCCCTCGACAAATCCGTCCGCAAGGCCGGAAGCCGAAGAGCGGACGCGGTAGAACAGGGATACCAAGGCGGTATCGGCCGGCAGCCCAGGGTGGGTGAACGCAAACCGCTTGCCGGTGGCGTCCAGCTCGAACAGCTGAGAAACCGGGGCGCCGATTGCGACACCGTCGGCCTTCAGCGCCTGGATGAAGATCTGCATCCGGATGCTCGGCGTGCCGCGCATGTAGATGGATGCGGTGACAGCCTGGCCCGCGCCGGCCTTCACCCGGTATGCGACCGAGGTATTGATCGAGAAATAGCGGGTATTGAGGTCCACCCCCTTGAAGTCGATCCGCATCGACTTTTCAGCCGAGCTGAGCCACGACTGCACCAGGCTCGCGGACGCCGAGGTCGTCGAGTCGACCACCCCTCCATCCATGTTCCAGCCCAGCGCCAGGCGAGGATCTGGGCTCACCTCGGTGAACGCCGGGTTGTAGAGAAGGTTCTCCCCACCGGCGTTGCCGAGGTCGCTGCGCAGATTGGTGATACTGGTGGCTTGGCTGGTGAGCGTGCCCTCTACATTGGTCACCCGGCCGGCCAGCTGGCTGGTGGCCGTGGCTTGCCCGGCGAGGCTGTCGATGACCGTCTTGGTGTTGTCCTTCCAGCCGGTCACGGTCGTGCCCAGCTGCAGCTGCGCGTTATCGCAGTCCACGGTGACGGTGGAGAGCGTGGCGGTGCCGTAGACCCGCAGGATCAGCCGGATAGCGACAGTCGAGGCCGGGCATTCGCCCAGGCAGGTCAACCGCTGCGCAGTGCCATCCGCCACGCCCCGAGTGCCCTCGGCGTAATAGATGGCATTGCCCGCGGCGTCGAAGGCGCGGAACGCCACGAACACGACGGCCCCTGCGGTCGCCTTGACGTAAATGGACGCCGCCAGCTTCTGCGCACCGGTGACGACCTTGTTTCGGACGTCCTCGTTGTAGATGTAGGCGCCGGCCGATGCCGACATGCTGGTCAGCACCATGCGCTGGGCGAAGGTCTGGGCGTTCAGGAAGGACGCAACCTTGCTGTAGGTCTTGCCCACGTTGGCATCGCCGTCCGCATACCAGCCGGCAGCGACCACGAAACCATCGGCCCAGGTTTCAAATCCTGGGTTGTAGAGCAGGTTTTCGCTGCCGCTATCGCCCAGCGCCGCATTGATGCTGGTGATCGCCGAGCCCTGGGCGGTGACGGTATTGCCCTGGCTGGTGACCTGGTTCTGCAGCGCCTGCACGGTGGTGCTTTCGGCCTTGCCGGACACCGAGGTCTTGAGCTGGGTGATGTCGTTGCTGTTGGCGGTGATCTTGCCGCCCTGGGTGCTGACGGTGTTCTCGGTGGAGGTCACCCGGGTGGCCAGGCCATCGCCTTCACGGATGATCGCTCCGGCGTCGCGCCAGTAGGCGGTCGCAGGCGGCGCGTTGCTGCCATCGGCGGCGGCCGGCACGTCCTTCTTGGCCTGGAACAGGGCGTTGTCCACCGTGACGATGGCGCCGGCCTTGTAGGCCTCGGTCTTCTTGTACTCCTGGGCGTCGGCCAGGTCGCCGATCTGATCGATCTGGTTCTGGACGGCATCCAGCTCCTGCTGCAGCGCACTGCGGGTCTCTGCGATGCGGTTGCTGACCGAGCCCGGTACCGACGCATCCGCGTCGACCAGGTCGATGCGATCGAACAGTTCCTGGCCCAGAGCGCTATGGACGAATTCCTCGGTGATGAGCTGGTTGTACTCGGTCGCATCCGTGCTGGCAGTGCCCACGGTCCAGTTGGTCCAGGGACCCACGTTGCCGATTCGGTCGATCAGCCGGCCGCGGAAGAACAGGCGAGCGCCGGCCGCCAACCCGTTGAGGGTGTAGGTGTTCGTCGGGAACGCGAACAGACCCATGCTCTGGGCGTTGTCTCCCTGCGCGGTGGTGGCCTGCTGGATCTCGGTATAGGCGCTGTCCCCTGCCCCTTCGGCCGGGAATGCCCAGTCCAGGGTGATCTTCCAGGCGCCCGCGGTAGTTTTCAGCAGGGCGAGCGCTGGCGGTGCGCCAACCTTGCCGGTGAGCTGGGCCAGGGTGGACGTCTTCCAGACCGAGGCGATGTCCACGGCGTTGACCGCCCGCACGCGCGCCAGGTAGCCGCCGGCGTAAATGCTCGGCACGTCCACAGCCAAGCTACCGGTGCGCTGGATGCGAACCCAGTTGCCGCTGTCCTTCCGCCACTCGACGTCGTAGGCCACCGCGCCGGGCACCGCCGTCCAGGAGATGGTCATGGTGGTGACGGTAATGCCTTGGTTCACGGCGTGGTAGGCCGACAGCGCCACGCTGGCCGGTGCCTCGACGGTACCGGTAGGCAGGATGCTGATCGGCCGGCTTTCCAGCTTGGCGCCGGTATCGATGGCGGGGAACTTCGACGGCTCGAACTGCAGCGCCGAGATTTCGAACACGCCTTCCTCCGGCCTGGTCGTCTTCATCACGCGGTACAGCGGCACCGCCAGGTCGTCGGCGTCCAGGGTCCAGACCAGCTCAGCCTGCGGGGTCTCGCTATAGGCGGTGGTCACCGCGATTTGGCGGCCCGCCACCTGGCGGATGGTCCGCCCTTCACAGGCGCCGCTGGGCAGGTTGATGATCAGGCGGTCGCCAACCTTCGCCCGGGTGTCGCGGTCCAGGGTGATGACGGTGCCGGCCGCCGCGCTGATCCGCCCGCCGATCTCGGCGCCGGAGATGAGCTTGTCCGCGACCGGAATTACGTGGCCCGGCAGCGGAATGCGGCCGTCCATGCCGACGCGGAAGGTCACGGTGCGGTCCTGGCTATTGGTCAGCAGGATCCATTTACCGCGGCGCTGGGCCTCGGACTCGCGCGTGCAGCCGATCGCACTGATCTCGACCGGGTTGTCGCCATAGCGGCGCTGCAGCTTGGCATCCGAGGCGGCGGCCACGTCAGTATCGTAGTTGTTGGCCGGGTTGTCGTAGCTCACCAGAGCGCGGGTATAGCGGGTGCGCTCGCTGGCCGAGCCGTAGTTGAACTTGCCGTCAATGACGTTCGCCCGGGTGAAGGCGAAGTCGAAATCGGCGGAGCGCGGGATGTCCGCCTGCACGTTCAGTTGGCCCTGGGCCCAATAGGTCATACCGCGGTAGATAGCGGAAATGTCACGCAGGAGCTCCCAGGCACCGGTGCGGCTCTGCAGGTTCAGGTCGCAGAGGTAGCGCGGCTCCTGGCCGCCCTTCCCGTCCGGTACGAGTTGGTCGCAGTATTGAGCGATGCGATAGAGCTCGTACTTATCGACCATCCAGGGCTTGATGCGCTTGCCCAGCCCGAAGCGATCATTGGTCGCGACGTCGAAAGTGATCCAGGCCGGGTTGTTGGTCCAGGCCGACTTGAAGCTGCCATCCCAGACGCCCGAATAGGTACGGTTCACCGGATCGTAGGTGCTCGGGACCTGAACCTTGCGCGCCTTACAGCGCACAGTCACGGCCGGAATGTTGCTGAATTGCTCGGCGCTAAACTCCAGATACAGCAGCGCGGTGTTCGGATAGCGAAGCTTGGCATCGATCACCTCGGTGATGCCCGCGATGGACATGGTGTCGGCGATGCGGTTGTTGTTCTGATTGGCCGTGATACGGCGGACGCGAATCTGCCAGCCGCTGGTGGCTTTGGGCAGATCGATCCGGCGCGAGCGCTCATAGCGAGTCGTGGTCTTGCCGTCGACCGCTTCAAGTAGCACCTGCTGGTAGGCGCCGCCGTCGGTGGACACGTCCACGGCGTACTCGATCCGGTAGCCGTTGATGTTGCCCTCGCTGTCCTGCTGCTGCAGGGCCGGCCAGGCAAAGCGCAGGCGCACGGCAGAAAGCTGGGTGTTGCTGATCGATCGGACCCAGGCCGCAGTGCTGCGCAGCTCCACGTTGATGGTGGTCTCGTTCTCCACCGACGGCAGGCCGGGGATATAGGGCTGCTCGACGGTACCCGGGCGCCACTCCCAGGTGACACCGGTGAAATTGCTATTGCCTTGGGCATCGGCCAGCGGGGTGTTGTCGAGGTAGATGGTCTGTGCAGTGGGCGCGCCAGCGAACTCCCCTTCGCCCACGGCGATGAGCATCTTGGCCTTGGCGATACTGCGCAGGCTGTCGGCGGCTTCGGTCGGCTCCTTCGGCTTGCTCTCGCCGCCCTTGCGGCCAGTGATTTCGGGTGGCAATGCGGCGGTCATGCGTTACTCCAGGGCATGAAAAAGCCCGCGCAGGGCGGGCTTCGGTATTAGGGGAACAGGTCAGGAGGCGTCTTCGGCGTAGATGCCGGCGCTGATGATGGCGCCGCCCCAACGGCGATCGCCGTAGCACATCGGGACGGGGTTGCCGCTGGCGGTGGTGTTCTTGGCGCTACCGAAGGCGTAGCTGGGCTGGTTTTCGGGCGCAGCACTCGTCTTCAGGCCCTTGGCTTGAGGGCTGAGCATCTGAACGACACCCCCAGCGACAAGGCCAATACCTGCCGAAACCATGGCGCTACCGATGGGTGCCGCCCAACCGCCGGAAAGGCCAGTAACGAAAAGACCCGCCACGATCAGTACAACGCCCGCGATGGTCTGCAGAACACCACCGCGCTTGCTTCCCCTCATGACAGGAACGATGCGAATCTCGCGCGTGCCGCCCAGCTCAAATTTTTCTGGCCCAACGTTTTCACGGTTTCGAAAGACCGCATAGACCAAGCCGCGCCGCTCAAGGGCTTGAATGGCCTCCCTGAAGCCCTCCAGCGTGTTTCGAAGAGCGCTGAAAGCCTCCTCTGCAGTGCCTCGGTCGAGATGGTAGCGATGCGTGCGGCCAAACAGCCTTGCCAGCGGACCTGATAGCTTTATAACGGTGGCCGGCGAGTAATGGGCGGCTGTGGGCATACGATTCTCCAAGGCATAAAAAACCGCCCGAAGGCGGTTGGCTATAAGCAATCTCGTGCCGCTGTTATCCATCCCCCTTTCCCGGGGACCCACCCGGCGGGCATGCGGACAGCGACTCGGCTACCAGTCGGCGTCTGGTCGATAGTGGCCATTGCCACAACACCGCTATAGGTAGCAGACGCGACGACACGGACACCTGTTTCAGTGTCAACAGCAGTCGTCGATGGGTTGTAGTCCTGCCACTTAGGTGTCAAGCAGCGAGAAAGCTGGGTTGGCGACTTTTTCGTATCGCCGACAAAGGCAGGCTCTTTTTCGGACAGACCTGACGTCGTGCAACCAGCGACGACCAGTACCCCCAAGACTCCAGCAATCCACCGCATAGCCACCTCCAGGCTGTGAAAGGGTTCACTTTAGCATCGGCGGCTATGCGACGCCTCGATCAAGCTGGGCCGATGCCGGCGCAGTAGAAGGTGCCTTCTGGAGAAATACCGATTTTGATGATCCATCGGCCGAGCTCTTCATCTTTAGCCTCTTGCTGATCGACACCGACACCGATTCCAGCAGCGCCATACGGGACAGATAGAGCGATCTTGAGCACAGACTCAGCCGACACAGCAGCCGTGCTAATAGGAGACGCGATGTAGCTTGCATCCTCGCGAAGAGTGGTGGCCAAAGTCCCGATGTGGGTTGCCAGCTCTGTGTGACTCATAGGCTGTACCGATCCACGATCGGAGCTGTTCCGATTTTGAAGGTCCTTGAGCCCTGCCTGCAACGTAACAAGCGAAGAAGTTAGGCTGTTGATCTGGGTCTGCAGGTTGATGATTTGTTGACCGATATTCATGGTTTCTCCTGCGGCTCCGCCGCGCTGGGGGAATCTCTGTGGCGAAGGATCAGCCTTGCGCGCTCGTGCCAGTTGCCGCCGTAGACGATGACCTCTGAGGGCCGCCCATGCAGGTGGTGCAGCATGAACGGCCCCGGGCCGAAGACCCGGGCCTGCTCCCCCGGCAGTGAGGGGTCGGTGTCGAGGTAGATGCCTGCGTGGTTGGGATGAGCCGTGCGCCCGATCTGCAGCACGATCATGTCGCCGCGCTGCGGCCGGTCCACCGGGTAGAACCCTGCGGCCTCGTAGTGCTGCTCGTAGAGGCTGGCGTTCTCGGCCAGCTCCCACCAGCCATCGGTGCGGCTGTAGGCTGGAAACTCCAGGCCCCACTCCCGCCGGTACCAGTCGGCGCAAATCGCCCAGCAGTCTTGGACACCGTGGACGAAAGCCCGACCCAGCAGCGGGACGTCAGCCTCCGGCACCAGGGTTCGTAAATCACCCTCCGGCCAGCTCAGGATGTACCAGGTGAGGCCGGAGGCGTTGCACATGGCGACATCCGCTGGCGAGGGCCTGCTGCTGGCGTCCGGATGGCTGTGCACCACAGCGAGGATCTCGCCCCGGTCCTCGGCAGCAGCGTAGGCTTCCGGCGCGATGCGGAACTCCTCGCCCGGGTCGGCCGCGGTGTTCTCGCATGGGACGTACCGCTGGCGGCGCCCGTCCTTGATGACCAACCCGCAGCACTCACGTGGGTAGACCTCGGCAGCGTGCGCCTGCACGGCCACCAGGATGTACTTCAGCATGATCAGCTCCTGGCGATGAGGGAGACGGCTGGGAAGCCGCCGTGGGGTAGCTCGTTGCCTTCGCCGAAGCGCGGCACGCAACCGGTGCCCAGGGTGCCATCGCAGACATCCCGCGCCGGATTGTCAGTCGGCTTGCCGTCCTCATCGCGGTAGGGCCCGGTATAGCCGCAGTTCGGGCCGCGATAGCCGCCGGTCATGGCCCAGTGGCAGAAGGTCGTGCACTGCCGGCCAACAGCCTCGCCGGTGAGGTCACCTGGCGATGCCAGCTCCCAGGCCACCGCCTCGCCGTCCTCGCTGGTCTTCTGGTCCATGTACCAGACCTCGACGACCTCTTGGGTAGGGTCGGCAGTCGGGTTTCCGGCAGGAAAGTTGCGCGCGTCCAGGTACTCGACCAGTGTTTCCCGCTGCACCAGGCGGAACTGAAGTAGGTCCTCGAAGGCCAGGCACAGCGCGGTGATCCGCCCCGAGACGTTGCCCGCCGAGAACGTTGGCCGCGGCGCGGTCCCATCGCTGGTCGCCTCGATGCCCTCCAGCTGCACAGGCCAAGCCGCGTACTCGACACCTTTCCACCAGATCGACTTGGCCGGCAGCTGATCCGCGTTGGCGCCCGCCGCTGCAATCTCCTCGGGGGTATGCGGGATGGCATGGCCGTGGAAATACAGCACATCCGCACCGAAGTCGCTGCCGTCCAGCTCGAACAGCCGGATCTCGGCGCCTGGCTCGAGCTGCTGATATCGGGTCTGCAAACTCATGGATGGAACGCCTGCTCGAAGGTGACGGTGAGGGTGTAGATGTCGGCGCCGTGCGCCGCCAGGCGATGCTCGCCAGCTTTGTAGAAGCCCACCGCCCCGAGAGGCGGCGTCCACAGGAAGGAGCGGTAGCCGGCGTGGCGATCCAGGAAGTCGCGGATGGCGACGATAGTGGCCTTGCCGCCTTTGAAGGTCAGCGGCCAGCTCTGCGACTTGTTGTTGAGCCCATCGCCGACGACCTGGGCATAGCCATCACCGAACTGGGAGGTCCGCATTCGGTAGGTGGCCGTGCCTTCCGGATCGAGCCGTGGGCTCCAGGTGAACGTCTCAACGGCCATTGACGAGCCTCCAGATAGAACCGCCAGTGGCGAGTTGTTGCTGAACGACCCGGAGAGCGCCATCGCTGATCATTTTGCCCAACTGCTGACCAGCCGCGCCGGCCTGGGAAGCATCCGTTGTGGCCGTAGCGTTGCCGCCGGCATCCACATGGACCTCAGTGGTGATCTGGATGGGCGCTGCCGCGGTCGGCAGCTGATTCTGACTGCCGCTCAAGGCACGAACGCCCAGCGAGCCATCCGCCGCCCGGGTAAGCGGCATGATGGCCTCCGGCCCGGCCTCGCCGAACACGCCGGCTCCCTTGGCGAAGGCGAACAGCTTCGGAGTGCTGTGCACTTGGTTGCTGTAGGCCGACAGGCTCGGGCTGTCGTACACGCCGCCCTTGGCATTCGCTACCGGAGTGAAGTTGGACAGGTCGGTGTTCGAGTAGTCGGAGATACGGCTGCCGGCTGTGGAGCCTCCGCTGAAGTAGCTGGCGGCCACCTGGCCGGCAACGCTCAGCAGGCCACTCAGCGCCTGGCTGCTGGCCGAACGCAAGGCGATCTTGGCCATGTCCGCCAGCACCGACTTGGCAAAGTCGCTGAACGAAAGCTTTCCGGTGGTGGCGAAGCTGACAATGGCGTCTTCCATGCTGCTGAAGGCGTTGGTGAACAGGCTTTTGGTCTGCCCGGCCACGTTCTTGGCGCTGGCCAGGTAGTTTTGATACGCATCCTGGGCACCAAGAGTCCAGTCGGCATTCTGCTGATCCAACTCGGCGTAATAGTCGCGGGACTGCTTGAGCGCCTTCTCCTGCCCTGCCCGGATCTTCTCGGACGCCTCGTTGTACTTATCCGAGCCCAGCAGGTCCTTGGGAGTGGCCTTGTCGAGCTGCTCCTGATACCGCTGATACTCGCTGTAGATCGACTTCTGCTGGTTCAAGCGCTCCCGGAGCTGGTCGCCCATCCCGGCGCCATCCAGCTGCCGGCCGTACTGCTCTTGCTGCGAGGCCAGCGAACTGGCGATGGAGGCATCAAGCTGCGCCGCGCGCTCGGTGAGCTTCTGCAGCTCCTGCCTCTGGGCCGTCTGCTTCTCTAGCGAAGCATTGATCTGATACTCGGAGCGCAGCTTTTCCTGACTGGCCAGCACGCTTTTCTGATCAGCAGTCAGCGTGCCCTTGGTCTTCAGATCAGCAATGCGCTGCTCGAACTCGACCAGCTGCCGCTGGGCAGGGCCCATTTTTTCGGTAGTGGACAGCTGGGCTTCCAGTGCGGCCTGCTGCTGCTTGGCCGCAGACAGCAAGCGAGTCGCCTCGTCGTCGGTATAGGCCTTAGCGCGCGGGGTCTTCTTCTCCTTTTCCTTGTAATGCTCCTCAATGCCCGCCCTGGCAGCGGCGTATTCCCGCTCGATCGTGGCGACGTCTACCCCAGTTCCCTTCAAGGCATCAGCGCGGGCCTTGTCGATCTTCTGGATGTCCAGCTTCTTCTTGCCTTCCTTGTCCAGGTTGGCCAGGTAGCTCTGGTGCAGCGTGGTGAGCGCCGCCGTAGCATTGCGCTCGGTCAGTGCCTGTTCGCCCTGGGCTTTTGCCTGGGCGTTGGCCGCATCACGCTGCTTGATGAGGAAATCGAGCTTGGCTTGATACTCGGTGTTGTCGTAACCGCCCGCCTTTTCCCGCGCCGCAATGAGATCGGTAAGGCGCTTGATCTCCTCCTCTCGGGTCTTCTCGCGACCTATGTCGAGCATGGCATCCCAGGCGGACTTGGCGCCGCTGGTAACGCCTTTCCAGGCCTTTTCGAGAATGCCCAGATTGTCCTTGATCGCCTGGCTGCGCTCCTTCAAAGCGCTGGCATAGGTTTCCTCGGCCAGGTTCGCGGCAGCGACCTTGTTGCCCTGTTCTTCCAGCGCCTGGATCTGCTGATAAACGCCAGCAGTCAGGTAGTTGTACTGCTCGTTCAGCGCAGCCGAGGCTTTGGTGGGTTCGTCGGCCAGGCGCTTGAACTCGGCCACGGTGTCGGACACGGCCTTGCCGGTCGCCGACTCCCACGCCACGGCGGCGACGGCCATGTTCTTGAACTGGTCGCCGGTGAGTGCGCCCGTGGCCACCAGTTGCGCCAGGGCATCCGAGGCAGAACCGGTCGTGCCGGTCACGGCACTGACTTCCTTGGCAAGGTCCGCCATCTGGCCGGTGTTCTTGCCGGCAATGTTGCCAGTGGAGACGATGGCGAGCCGGAACGCATCCTGCTCGGCGCTACCCTGCTTGTAGGCCAGCGCCAGCACCCCAACAGCCGCCGCGGCTACGGTGAAGGGGTTGACCAGGCCGGCGATGTAGCCGCCCAGCGCCCGCGCCGCGGGTCCCGCGCCGCCGAACATATCCTTCAACTGGCCGCCCTGCTGCAGGAAGACGGTCAGCGGAGCCTGTCCGCCCTGGAGGCTGGTCACGATGTCGGTGAACTGGGCGGGCACGCCCCGCAGCGCCGCAGCCTGGGCCTTGGCGCTCATGGTGTACTTATCGTTCGCCGAGGTTGCCCCGGTAAGCCCGTCGCGCATGGCGTTGAGCTTGCCCAGATACTCGGCGTAGTCATCGGCCGGCAGGCGGTTGGCTTTGCGGTGGGCAGCCAGCTGCTGCTCCATCTTATCCAGCTCGCCCAGGCGCCCCACCACCGGGTCGATCTTGCCCAGCAGCTTCTCCAGGTCGTTCTGCTGCTTGGCGCTCTCGCTCTTGAGCCGCTGCATAGAGCGCGCGGCGCGATCCATGCCCTGCTCGAAGCCGCCGGTCTTGGCGACCAGGTCAAGCGTCAAACTGCCGAGGGAGCGGGTTGCCATGTGTCAGTTCCAGGTGGTGGCCCGCCGGAGCGGGCGATCAATGCCAGATTTCTCGCGCTCGCTCGGGCGAGATGGTTGCCCAGTCATCCTGCTCTTCGGTCAGAGCTGTCTCGTAGGGCATGAAGTCCCCCATCTCTGCCTGGCCGCCGTGGATGCGGCTCAGCACCGTGGCCAGCATGGCGAAGCCGTGCTCCAGGCGATTGCCCAGGTTCAGGCTGCCTCGCCGGCGGATGTAGGCGTACCAGTCCATGGCTTCGCCGTAGGTCATCCGCGCCTTCGCCTCGAGGATCGTGCGCCCGCCGATGCCGTGCAGCACAAGCTCGTGCCACATCTCATCGGCGGGGGTCAGTTTTTTGCGGCGGCTTTCCCGATGCCGTTGACCTCGTGCACCGCGTTGAGCAGTGCGAAGGCCAGGTTGGGCTCGAGGTTCAGGGCGTCCTCGTAGGGAATTTGCTCGTCGCCCAGCTCGCCCAGCAGCACGCACTCGCTGATCAGCTTGGCGTTGCGGCTGCGCTTGGCCAGAGCCGCTTCGTCCTCGCCCTCGGCGGGTGCGTACAGCTTCTCGATCACGCCGAAGGACTGCCGCCTCACCAGCACGGTGAACTCGTCGATCACCGGCTTCTGCTTGGCATCCAGCTGGCCACGATCCCACTGGATGGTCTTCTTCACCGGCGCCGCTTCGACAAAGGCGCCGGCGGCTTTCAGGTCGTTGAGTTTCATGTGGGGTCCTTAGCTGCCGCTCTTGGGAGTCCAGGCGCCGGGGCCCGAGCGCTGGACGGTCAGCGCGGTGCTCACGACGGTGTTGGTGGCGAAGTCGAACGGGAAGTCGGAGACGTAGCCGTCGAAGGTGAACCAGGTACGCGTGGTGGGCAGGGTGAAGTCCGAAGCGCCGCTGGCCACGGTGGGCGCCGCGGTGCCGTCGGAGAAGCCCACGGCGAACTTGAGATTGGCGTCGCTATCGTCAGCGGCGAGCTGCGCCAGGCGGACGTGGCTGGCCTTGCTGGGATCGGCCTGGACGGTACCGGAGGCGCTACCCGGGGTACGCAGCCCCTTCATGTAGGTCCGGGCCTTGTCCTTGAGGGTGGTGGTGTCGATCTGGTCGGCCGGAGCACCGCCCGGGTTGAAGGCGGTCAGACCCTCGATCTCCAGCACGGTGTTGGCGCCAGTGCCGCTGGCGGGCGGGACCAGGATGTAGACCTGGGTTCCTTGGGTCTTGATGGACATGGAGCGTCTCCTGCGGGCATGAAAAAACCCGCCGGAGCGGGTCGAGGATTGGTTCAGTGAAGGGTCAGCGGAGCACGATCCACTCGATGTCGAAGCTGACCCGGTAATTCTTGGTGTCGGCGTCGCGGCTCTCGCCGTTGTAGGCCACCAGGTAAGCTACGCCTTCGAAGGCCTCGCGCAGCGCAAAGGCAGCGCCGCGGGCACTGGCAGCGCTGGTGCCGTAGACGTCGATCTGGGTGCGGAAGGCGTCCACGTCAGGACGGCCGGACAGGAAGTTCTCCGGGCTGCCGCTGATGACCTGCCAGGCGGCATAGGGCAGCGCGGTGTTCTCCTCGGCCTCGCCGAAGGGATAGACCCGCACCGGGTCCTCGCCGAGTAGCGACCGGACAGAGGCGGAGGCCGCCGCGGCCTTGAACAGCGGTGGAAACATCAGACCAACTCCTTGTTCAGCTCATCATTGAGCACGTCGACGAAGGTCTGGATGACGTCCGGCACGTTATTGTCCAGCGCTGGCCGCATGAAGGGCTTGGCCTTGGAGCGCTCGGTGCCCAGCTCGACGAAGCGCCAATAGGTCGGGTTGGGCGAGTTCTTGTCATAGCGAGCGCCGCCCATGACGCCGACCCGCATGACGATCCCGCCTTCACGCCGCCCCTTGATCGTGCCCTCGCGGATCACGATGAAGTCGGCGATGTTCATCGGCGTTTCTGGGTCATCCTGCTGGTTGGCCCGGTCGATCGCCTCGTCCCGGACGATCTTCATCGCCTCCCGCGCGGCCCGGCGTACGGAGCGCTTCTGGATCTTCTCCGGCAGCTTGGTCAGGCGCTCGATCGCGTCATCCACGCCGGTCAGGGTGAAGGTGATCATGGTCAGCCCTCGTCGAGTCCGCCCGAAACCATCAGGGTGAGGTACTCCTGGCCGGAGTTCTTATCCGGCAAGACGGCCTCGATTTTGTAGGTGACGCTGCGGTGCACGGCGCGCATGGCTGCGGTGACGCCAGCGCGGTACCGGATCACGATCCGGGCTGTCACCTCGTTATGGGTGGCCTGGCCGGCGATGAACTCGCGGCCGCTCACCGGCTCGACGGAGCACGGAATGGGCTTTTCGGTCAGGTTCGACCAGCCATTGATGATCTCGCCGGTGTCCGGGTCCTGGTGACGACCGTTGCGCTGCAGCATCACCCGCTGCCGGAGCAGCCCGGCGCGCATTACACGCCCATCCCGGTGCGGTACGGCTGCAGCAGGTGCCGCGAGCCCATGGGGATCTCGGCAACAGTCACGCCGGTGGCCACGTCCTCGCGATTGGCGAAAAGGTGACCGAGGATCAGCAGGCATGCCGCCTGGATTGCGCTGTTGATGACGATACCGCGGGCCTTCATCTCGACATCGGCCCGGGCATCGGCGAACGCCTGGGCGGCACGATCAAGCGCGCCCCGGCGGTCATTGAATTCAACCACTACGCCAGCGGCAGCCACGGCCTGTTCGTAGCGAGTGCGGGTGGAGCTGATCGCCGCCGGCACTTCGGCCTGGGCGGCGTCCAGCGCGTCCTGATCGGCATAGAACCGCCGCTGCATGTACTGGCTGGCCGATTCCTCGGCGGCATCAAGCATGGCCTGGACCAAGACCTGGTCCTCTTCCTCGGCCAGCAGGTGCTGCATGGCGATCGCTATGCTGATCACGGACATCGGTTACTCCTCGGTGGCCTTGAGCGGCTCGCCACCGGCGGCCAGGCGCTCGGCTTCGGCCTTGGCACCATCCTGGTCACCGATGAAGGCGCCCACCTGGTTGCCTTCGGCGTCGACCACGATCCACTTGCCAGCGCCCTTGTGCTTGCCCTTGAAGGTCGCGGCGGTGGTGGACGCTGGCGTACTCGAAAGCGAGGTGCCGGTGAGGGATGCGCTGGTGAGGCCGCTAGGCGGTACCAGGGAGACGTCTTTCAGCGTCAGCTCGGGCTCGTCGTCGCCATCGTGCTCCTCGACAAATCCATTTCGCAGCAGATCGCGCCCATGTTGCTCGTCGGTCACGAACACGCGGCCTTCCGGCAGTGTGGCCATGCCGAAAAACAGCGGGCGAAGGGTTCGCAGTTTCATCGGTCACTCCATGGGGCCGCCGAAGCGGCCCGTGCAGGGGTTACGCCTTGGGCGCGGGGACGGTGAAGGTGCCGTAGATGAAGGCCTCGGGACGCTTCACGGCCAGAGCCAGGCGCTCCTCGCAACGAATCGAGACCATGTTCTTCTCGAAGTCGTCGGCGTTCTCGGTGGAGATCACCACGTTGGCGTCTTCGCGGTCGAAGATCTGCGCGCCGGTCTGGAACGCACCGGTCAGGAATTTGCCCTGGAAGGCGGCGATTTCGGTCGCTACCACCGGCAGACCCCACAGCAGCGGACCAGCCAGGCCCAGCGGGTTCGCCAGGATGTAGCGGCCCAGATCATCCTTGGTCAGCTCGATCTTCGCCCAGTCCACGAAGTGAAGGACGTGGCCGGAGGCCGGCAGGCGCGCCAGCTGGGCCTGCAGCATGGCCAAGCGCAGGTCGTCGATACCGGTCTGATCGGCCACCGAGAACGCCGCCTTGTAGGCAGAGGCCTGCGGCACGATGCCCTTCAGGTGCGCGCCAGTGCCGGTACCGAACAGGATCTCCTGCTCCTCGACATACTTCAGGCCGTAGCGCATCTCGGTGTCGATGGTGGACTGCAGCTGGGCGAAGTCGTCCAGGATCTGCTTCGACGCCTTGAACATGTGCGCGATGGTGGTCACCGGGGTGATCTGGGTCGCGAACTGGATGTCGCTGTACGGCTTGGTGGTGTTCTCCGGCACGACGCCGGCGTTGTTGGTGAAACCGGTCTGTTGCACCCAGAAGATCGCCGGCGAGGTGGTGCGTCCGGGAGCGATAAGGTCGCGGATGAACAGGCGCTGCTTCGCCTTCACGTCGATGCCGGGCAGGCGGTCGGGCTCGACCACACCGGAGGCGACGCCGGAGCTGATCAGCGCGGCCTGAACCGGGACACTGACGCGCTTGCCACCTTCTACGCTGGCCGCGAACTGTTTCAGGGCCTCGCTCTTGATGACCAGGCCTCCGACGGTGTCACGGGCCGAGGCCTGGGTCTGGCCGGGGATGCGGGCGAACTCCTGCTCCAGCTCGCCAAGCTGAGCCTTCAGCGCTTTCTCGGCCTCGGTGAGGCTATTGAATTTGGTGGCGAGTTCGTCGACGACGTTCTTCGTCTCGGCGGACAGGCTGCCAGCCTTCTGGGCCTCTTTCAGTGCATTGTCGGCGGTCTTGCTGAACTCGTCGGAGGCGGTTTTCAGCTCAGCGGAGACCTTCTTCAGCAGGTCAGCGGTGGACATATCGCTCATTGGTGATTCTCCAGTACTTTTGCGGGGGCTGCCGCGAAGCGGGCCGAGGCGGCCTGCAGGTCGGCGATGTGTTCGGCCAGATCGGCCTGGGAGTCGGCAGCGTCACGCGTACCGTCAGGGGCAGCGCCAGGCGTACCCTTGAGTTCTTGGATCAGGGCCCGGCGCTCGGCGCGCGGGATGCCCTGCTTGGCCAGCAGCGTGTCCATGCGGCGCGCGGCCACCTGGTGGGGCGCTGCCGCCTTGGCGTCTTCGGTGGTGGCGTCGGAGTCCAGCAGGCTGTCGGCGAAGCCGGCCTCGACGGCGGCGCTGCCACCCATCCAAGTCTCGACGTCCATCAGGTTGGCCATGGCCTCGGTCTTGTCGCCTGTCTTGACGGCGTAGATGTCGGCCAGCGTGCCGTCGATCTGCTCCAGGAAGGTGGCGATCTCGCGCAGCTCGTTTCGGTCGCCGCCGGCGATGGTCCAGCTGTTGTGGATCATCAGGAAGCCGGCACGGGCGATCTGCACCTCATCGGCGGCCATGGCGATGAAGGAGGCGGCCGAGGCGGCCAGCCCCAGCACCTGGACGGTCACCTTGCCCTTGTGCTCGCGGAGCAGGTTGTAGATGGCCAGGCCCTCGAACACATCGCCGCCGGGGCTGTTGATCTTGACCGTCACGTCCTTGTCGCCGATGGAGCGCAGCGCCGCGCTCACGCGCTTGGCTGTCACTCCCTCCCCCGTCCACCAGTCGAACCCAATCGGGTCGTACATGGTGATGGTGGTGTCGTCGGACGCCGCTGCCTTGATCGCCGGGTTCCAGCGCTCCAGGGCCAGGGGCATCAGGTCGCACTGGATCTGCGCGCGCGGCCGGGCCTCCGGCGCTGCCGGAATGGTCTTGAGGGTCATGGGTTACTCCGGTTTCTGGTCTTGCGATGCGGCGGGGAACAGCCAAGCCGCCAGCGCCGAGCGGGCTTGCTCGCCGTCTTTGGCCTGGCCTAGCTGGTCAATCGGAAGCAGGTTGGACTGGACGGTGTAGACGTCACCGCCGGGGATGGGCGGCAGATTCTCCAGTCGCCGGACCTCGTTGCGGCTCATCCAACCGTTCTGCAGGCCGGTGGTGTAGTAGCTAGACCGTCCGGCGCTGTCGGCGCGAAGGAGGCCCTCCACTGAGAATTCGGCGAAGTAACGATCGTCGTTCTCCAGCAGGCAGCGGCTGATCTCCTGCTCGATGTTCTCCAGCAGGGGGCGCAGGCCGTTGGTGAGCCATTGCAGGTTCATGCCTTCGACGCTCGACGCCCAGGACGACTGCTTGTCCATGTGGCCGACCATGAAGGGCGGCACCCGGAACCAGCGGCAGATCTCTTCGATGGAGAAGTTGCGGGTCTCCAGCATCTGGGCAGCTTCAGGGTTCAAGGTGATCCCCTGGTACTTCAGTCCCGCCTCGGCCACCAGGATCTTCCCGGAGTTGGTCGATCCCATGAAGTTGGTGAGATTCTTGCGCAGCTGCTCGCGCTGCACGTCGGTCAGCTTGGCGTCGCTGCTCAGGATGCCGGAGGCCTGCAGGCCCTGGGCGAACACCTTGGACGCCGCCTCATCTGCCGACATGGCGGCGCCGAAGATGTCCCGGCCTGTACTCACAGGCATCAGGCCGCATACGCCATCCAGGCCGAAGCCGCGGATGTGCATCAGGTCCTTCTCGCCGATCACGCGCTTTTTGCCGCTTTCGGTGTAGGTGTACTCCAGCCGGCCCGTTTCCAGACGCTTGACCACCATGTACTGCGGCAGCAGTGGCACTAGGGCGATGACGCGCCCCCCTACCCGCTTCTTCTCGACGAAAGCGTTGCCGCGCAGCGCGATGCTGGCCACGATCATCAGGATGAAGCGCGCCGGGGTCATCTCGGCGTTGGGGCTGACCGTCAGCAGGCGGTACAGCGGGTGATCCGTTGCCGCGACCCTGGATCCATCGTCGCGGCGCTCATACAGACGCAGCGGCAGGGTTGAAACCGATTCCGACAGCAGTCGCACGCACGCCCAGACCGCGGACAGCTGCAGGGCCTTGTCGACCGTGACGTGCTTGCCACTGGCAGAGGTGCTGCCGCTCCATTCTTTCCAGAACGTCCCATCCCTCAGGCTGATGGGCACGCCGAGCCAGTCCAGCAGCGCGGACTTCACCCTGCCTGGTTTCTTGTCGCTCGCCATCAGATTCCTACCATGATCGGGTTGTCGTAGAAGTCGGAGCTGCCGCCCTGGGCCTCCGGATTGAGCGAAATCAGCGATACCGCGTTGAACAGCGCCATGAGTGGGTCGATCTTGGCCGAGCCGCTGGCCTGCTTGGTGATCAGGATCGAGTTACCCCGGGGTTCCACCCGGGCGTTGCCGCAGCACCAGGCCATCATCGGCTGGCCGCCGTGCACCAGCGCCCCCTGCGCAAGCCGCCGCTCGGTGGTCTTGATCGCGCCCCCGAGTTTCCAGCCCTGGGAAATGCCTACGATCTTCTCTTCCGGGATGTCGGCCGCCTCCAGGGCGTCGCGGATAGCGCCAATGCCGGCCGGGTCCACGCCGATCTGGTCCAGCAGGCCGGCCAGCTCCACCGAGGCGGCCAGCTGGGCGACCTCCTGCACGTCGTCACCGATGTTCTCCACCAGGGTGAGGTGGCCGTCCTTCGCGAAGTCCCGGAAGCGCGGCGCCTCAGCCTTGCGGCGCTCCAGCACCGAGGGGTGCGCCCATGCGTGGGTCCAGGCCAGCCAGCGCTGGGTGCCGATCTCGCGGCCCGCCGCGGCGAAGCCGAGCAGGTCATCCAGGCCGCCGCCGTCGATGCCCAGGTCGATCACCTCGCAGCGCTCGATCAGGTCTTCCAGGCTTTGGCAGATGCCAACCGACTGCTTTTCCCAGAAGTCGGCGCCGGCCCAGCGGTCCGAGAGCAGCGCCAGGCCGATCTCGACGTTCAGGTGCTTGGCCAGGAAGCCGCGGAACGACTCCTCGCCGTCCAGCTGCGCCTGGGCATAGCCACGCTCGATGAAGGGCACGTCCACCGACAGCCCGAGATTGGGGTTGGTGACGTAGGCATTTGCCGCGTCCCGGTGGGCGCCGGCGTCCAGCATGGCCTTGGGAAACTCGTAGATCACCGGCAGGAAGGACTTGTCCTCGATCTTGCCGTCCCGCACCTGGCGGGCATAGATCAGCTTTTGCCGGAATACCCCGGCCGGCGGGTCATCCGATTGGGTGGTCGCCCAGATGATGAAGCCCTCGGGGCGCGACGCCAGGCCGCCGGTGGCCTCCCGCAGCATCGCCTCCGCGTTGTTGCGCTTGCCGAACACCCAGAGCTCATCGATGAAGACGCCGATGGCCTTCTTTCCCGATACCGTCTCGCTATCGGCCGCCACGACCTTGAGCGTGGCGCCAGTGACGCGATGGGTCACGGTGCGGATGTGGTTCTGCACCTGGATGAGCTCTTTCAGCTCCTCATCGGCGTTCACCATGTCCCGGATCGGGATGTAGCTGTTGTCGGCAATCTCCTTGGTGGGCGCGATGATCACGAATTCACCGGAGGGCCGCCAGTTGAGGATCAGCGCCGTCAGCATGATGCCGGCCGCGATGGTCGACTTGCCGTTCTTCTTGCTGATCAGCAGCAGGAACTCGGTAATCATCCGGCGCCCGGTCTCGGCGTCGTAGGCACCGAAGATCGCGGCGACGAACTCGTTCACCCAGGGCCGGACGGTCTCGCACATCAGCGGGCTACCGGTGGCGTCGACCATGCGTAGCTGACCGAATACGTTCAGCGCCTCCTCGGCCTGGTCGGGGAACAGCGGGCCCTGGGGAATCAGAGACTCCCTGGCGACGATCCGCTTTTCCCAGTCAGGACACGCGGTCGACCACTTCACGGCCTACCGCCAGGCACCGACCTGAGCTGCGGCGGCTGGCGCGGGCCGAACTTGCCACCTGCTGCAGCGTTTGCCTTGTCCTTCGCCTGCTCCTTCTTGCCGCCCTCACCGCGGCGCTGGTGAATGAACGGCATCAGGGCCTTCGCCGCGTCGACACGGAGCTTCGGCTCAGTGCCGCCATCGTTCATCACCGCCAACAGGAAGTCCTTCGGATCGGAGTGGGTCAGCGCCTTGGCCAGATCGAAGCCGGCCGGCTCATCCTCATCCGTCGAGTCGTCTGCAGGTTCATCTGCCGGTCCCGCAGCGGGCTCGGCAGTGGCCTTCGGTGCTCGCTTGGAGCGCTCGGCTTTAACACCCGCTTTAACATCCGCTTTAACACCACTGTCCTTGGGAGCCAGGGCGTTGAGTTTGTGCAGCTCCAGCTTTACGTCGACATCGGCGGCCAGACGCGAACCCGCTGCCGACGCGGTTTTGGCCGAGTACCCTGCGGCGATTGCTGCGTCCTTGTTGGACGCACCTCCCCTGATCGCTTCGATGAAGGCGACCTTTTTCGGGGTGAGGGACATTTAACAGAAACCTGTGGGAGGAAAAAAATCTGTGCGTGCGGGGAGGCGCGGTGTCCGACCCTATGCCCTGGGAACTCTTGACACGCCCCCTATTGGTGCATTGCACCAGAACGGTGCAATTAGAGGGCCTGTGACGTGCTACACGGGGAGTTGACGTGCCACACGACGGCCTCAGGCCAGCCCAGCACCCGCCAGCGACTCGCGCCGGGTCTTAAGCTTGTGGCATTCATCGTTGATCGCCCTGAGGTTCGAGGGATCGTCCGTTCCACCTTGCGAGCGCGGCACGATGTGGTCGACCTCATTGCCAGGCCTCACACGGCCCAGCAGGCGGCACTCCTCGCACTGGCAGAGGTAGTCGTCACGCTTGAGGATCTCTTCACGTAGGCGGCGCCAGGGCCTGCCACCTCGCCCGCTACCCCAGTCCGTGGTGCCTGCCGGCCTGGCCTTCACCTTGGCCGTGTCCAGCACCTTGGTCTTGGGCTTGAGCATCCTGAGCTTGCCCATCAGATAGGCCGGCCTGCCAGGTCGTAACGGGGCGCCTCGTCACTGGCGTCCTCGGCCATCTGGTCGGCCATGAAGTCCACCATCACGCGGTTGCTGTCGGCCAGCTCGCGGTTGCTGACAGCTAGCGCCAGCATTGCCTCCGTCTGCCGCGCCAGTGCGGCCATCAGTTCCTGGTGCTCGGTCATGGGATACCCCCAGTTGGCATTGCGGGCCTCCTCCAGCTACCGTCTTGTTTCCACACGAGACGGCCATGGAGGCCTTATGGACATGTCAGTTAATGAGTACAACCGCGTATGGGTGAAGCTCTGCGGCGAAGAGGATGATCACGTCAGCAGCATGAGACGCGATCGTTTGCGCGGAGGGCGCTCTGGTGAGCAAGCCATCCGAGCCATTGGTAGGTACAAGCTCTACTGCTTCAGCGAACGACTGAACGCTGAATACGCATGCCCCTGGACCAGCATGAAGGGGCATGAGTCCGTGAAGCTCTACCTGCTGAACAAACACCATTGGCAGCGCGAGGCGGTCGAGTTCCTCAAGGAGCAAGACCTCATGTACTTACTGCACGCTGAGCTGATAGAGATGAAGCTCAACGAAATCGAGTCCTATCCTGTCCATCAATGGGGCTGCCAAGACGAAGCCTGGCTTCTCATTGAGCCGCACATTCATCCTGCTTGATTCGTTCTGCCTGCCGAGCTAGGCGCTCATCAACACGAGCAATCTCGCCTTCCAGCCAGGAACGGCGCTCTGTATGGGTCAGGCCTTCCGGCCACACCACAAAGGGCAGGTGTAGTCCGTCGGCTACCTGAACAGCAGCTCTCATCTGCAGGGCTGCCTGTTCTGGTGTGCCGCTTACGCGGGTGGCAGCGGCGGAAAGAATGGCCTGGCGGGACAGCGCATCAGTGCTCATAAGTAACCCTCTAACTCAGTTTCGTGACATGTCACGTTTTAGCGGATCTCGGTGAGTTCAGGCTCAGGCGAGGCGCTAGGTGGAAACGGAAGTGGCCTACCAATGGAAGCCTCAGCCACAGCCCAGCACACCACCCAGCGTCGGCATCACGCACTCGCCAGCCGCCAGCACGGAAGCTCATCAACCTGGGCGACCGCTGCCAGGTCAGATCCAGGCGTGGAGCCAGCGCAGTTCGGTGATGCAGCGACAGCAGCAGGAAGGCGAACGGGCTGCCGTCCTGACGCCGCATCTGCTCCAGCAGCAGGAGCGGGCCGATCCTCACGGGTAACCCTCCAGTGGCTCGCGGTGGCCGCCCCACTGCTCGGGTAAGGTGCAGGCCGAGACCTCGATAGCGTAAAGCTTGGCAGGTACCTGCATAGAGCCGACCTCGAAGCCTGGCGCCGCAACCCAGATCGTCTGCAGCGTGTTGCGGCACTCCCAGGTGCGGGTGACGTAGCCCGAGCCGGTCCCAACCAGGAAGACCACCAGCAGCGCCGGGAGCCAGCGCAGTGCGAATCGAGCCTGTCTCATCCGTGCGCCCTCCGCACTCGGCGCTGACCTTGCCGGCGATCCCGGCCATCCACCAGCGCGCCGATCCGGCGGAAGAAGTAGGCACCGCAGAAGATCGTGTGCCCGACGACCAGTGCGCTGGCCATGCTGTTGTTCACCAGCTTCCAGGGCTCGGTCAGCCAGAGATACAGGTGCGCCAGCACGTACAGCGTCGAAGCGGTGACGATGAACATCACCTCGGTCCGGTCATCCTGGCGGAATCGGTTGCCATTGCTGGCGAACCAAACGCACCGGGCGATAACCAGACCGTAGGCCAGGACGGCGGCAATGGAGATCAGCAGCATCAGTTGGCTCCAGGCGGGTTGAACCGCTCTATCGCGCCCTTCACCTTTACTTCAAGCATTCCCAGCACGGGGTAGGCGCAGAACCCGAGCACCATCAGGTAGCCCGAGCGGTATTCGTTGGTCATGGGGATGAAGTAGCCCGACACCTTGCCCACGAAGAAGGCGGTCAGGAACTTGATGGCGAAGCTCTTCGCGGAGAACCGCATCTCGGTGGTCGGCGGCCAGAA